GAGTAACCCTTGCGCGATGATCGCCGGGTTCTCGTGCGACGCTCGAAACGCCGCCGCTATTTTGCATTGGCTTCCGCCGCACCTCCTTCGACGAGCGTCGCCAACGCGCCGAAGCACGCAGCAAGCGCGCCCGGATACTCTTCGATTATCGCTTCGAACCGCGACGCGTCGGGATAGAGCCGGCACTGCCGAACGATCTTCTCCGACTCGTCTGTGTTCGCGTGCCCACGCTTCAGCTGCTTATCCTGATGCGCGCGCCACTGCGCGTGTGTCGGCTTCTTGAGAATCACGCCGCCCGCCTTCGTGCGAAGCATGATGATCTTTTTGCCGGCTTCGCCGTACTCCGCTTCGAGCTTCTCGAGCGCTTCATCGTCGGCAAGCGCCACGCCTTCCGCCTCGAGCGCGCGCTCGATCTCCTTCGCCTTCGCTCGATCCTCGCGCGCCTTCGCGATCGCCTCACGCTTCGCGACAATCTCAGCAAGCCGCCGCTCCTCTGCAGTCGGCTCGTGTTGCGTGTCAGTGGTAGTGATTGCAGTGTCAGCCATTCGTTATCCTTCGCCCTATGTTCGTGTCGCGCGCGCCCGTCACAGATCTTGCGGCTCGAACAACGCCAAGCCGTTTCGCAAAATCTGCATCGGCAAAAACTCGACGTCCTCTTGCAACCCCTCTGTGCCTTGCGTGAACGACGCCGAGCTGCTCGTCCACGTGCACCCGTTGATCTCGATCGTTTGCGGATCTTCCGACCCGTTCTCTATGAACTGCGCGACGACCTGGAACACTACGCCGCCGTATGCCGTACCGGAGTCGGACTGCTCCGCGAGCATTCGACGCATCTCCGCGATCGTCGACACATACCCCGTGATCTTGCACGTGTCCGGCGTATACACGCCGCTCGTCTTGCCGCGCGGAGTCTGCGCGCGACCGGCACCATACAAGAGCGCTTGATCGCGCTTGTCGCCGTATGTAAGCCCCGTGTATCCGATAATGAGCTGTCCCGCGATCTTCACTTTCAGTGAAGCCCAAGACATCTGATTGCCGTTGATGAAAACTTGATCTGCCATGATCTAGCGCCTCTCCTGTTGATCTGACGTCAACCTCACGCCGACGCCGTAAACAACACCTGCAGCGCTGGATTGACAAATCCGATCTCTACGTCGAAATATTCAACGTAGCCGAGCGGCAGCACTCGTACGCGCCCGTGAATGGTTTTCGTCGACAAGATGTTGTCGTTACGCTGCACCTCGAAGTACGCGTCGCTTACCTTCGGGACCGGCATAAGCGCGGAGCGAAGCGCGTTCGTCCCGCCTGCGTTGAGTTCCATCGCCTCGGACTTCAGGATGTAGCCCGTCTTTTTGTCGAGCACGATCCCCTGATTCACGCGGCGCAGTAGGAACTGATAAATCACATCCTCCGCGATGTTGATGATCAACCGGTGTGGGATCAAATAGAAGTCCGACCCGCTCGCGCTCATGATGCGCGGCCGGTTGACGTAGATCCCTTGGACGCCGATCCAAGTACGAAGCACCGTGAACCGTGCATCGTCCAGCCCTGGAAATAGCGTCTCGTCGTGTAGCCCCTGCACCGGGTTACCGTTCGCGTCGCGGAGCGCAACGCCCGGCAACGCACCGAGATTCACATCGGCGATATCGACTTCCTCCGAGACGATGTTCTGCAGCGGCGCCACGGCATACGACGCCGGGCGCGTGTAAATCTTGCCGTCGATCGATGATGCGATCGTCGCAGCGCCTGCGCAGATCGAGCCGAACGTCGTCGCGAACAATCCCCACTCCGACGACAACGCCGCCAGATACGCCGCTTCGGTTTCGCCAGTCGTCGGCAAACGAGCGTTCGCGATATACATCCGCGGCTTGTGGTTCGCCTGCAGCCCGACAAACTTCTGATCGATCGCGAGCGCGACGTTCTGAATGACCGGCGGAACAATGAAGCAGATACGCCAGTTCACGACACTCAGCGCCAGCGCGTCGATCGCCGCCGTGATGCCAGCGACGTCCGCAGTCGGCGCCGACGTCGTGAACGTTACAGCGTCGTTCGCGACGATCGTTCCAGCCGCAAGCGCGAGCACGATCCCGGTCCCCGGAATAGTGAGCGTCGTCGCGGCGCCTAGCGACTGCAACGCGCTCACGTTGCGACCACCGTCGATCGTGTAGCGATACGTGATGCCGGCGGTTCCGACCGTGCCCGGTCCGACGAACGTCACCTTCACGTTGTAAGCCTGTGCTGGCGCCGCTGTGACGTCGGCGGTAATGACCGACGTTCCGGTTCCGGTAAACGTCAACGTCCCGATCGCGCCCGGTGTCGCCGCCGCGCAACGAATCACGACGATCGGACGCCCGTACAGCTCGATCGAGCGCGCACCCGCTTCGACGAGATCGCCCGCTCCAAAATCGGCTTGTAGCGACTTCGTTCGACCGTACGTCGCTGGCATGTTGAGCGGTCCGCTTGACGACGTACCGATCAACGCAAGCAACGCCCCCTCGCTGTCCGGCAACACGCCGAGCGCGTTGTCGATCTCCGTAATAGTGACTGCAGGTTGTGTCATCTGACTAATCCTCTTCGGTTACACGGAAAGGCCCGTACAGCTCGAACACGAGCGGCGAGACGCCGACGACTACAGGATCGGAAGTTATGAGCCGCCAACCCGTGTCACCGTTGGCCGTTCCGCCGGGCGCAACAGTCACGAAGAACCCTTGCGCGAGTACATCCGCGGTGCGCACCCATGCGCCCACGTCGACGACGTAAAGCCCGTTGCGCGTCTTGTCCGGCTCATCCTTCACGAGCGCGATCGCGCCGCTCACGAGCGGAATCCCGTCGATCGGTTGCTCGCCACTCAGTGTGATCGGGCCCGTGGTCGCCGCGACGGCGATCGGCGCCGCCGGTCCGCTTATGACCTGCTCCGTCACGTCGAGCTCCTCGACGTCGACGACGAACCGAGCCGGCGAATCGAGCGGAGCGTCCGCAACCGGGATGATAATCCACTCGTCGGAATACATCGGCGACTGAATCGTGATCGTCGCAATGAGCGCCGTTCCCGATCGCCGCTCTTTATGGATCTGCACCCACTCTTGCCTCTGAATCGTGAACGTCCCCTGCGCGACGTGAAACGCCGCTTCGTACCAACGCCCCCATAAAATCCGCGTCGTCCGCCACGCGAACAGCTCGTTCTCAGGATCGAGCTTGTCCGCCCACGTCGACACGACGACGTGAAACACCTCATTCAGCGTCGCGAGATAGCGCGGCACTCCGCCCGGTTGCGTGGTGCCGACGATCTCTCCCACGAACCCCGAACGGTCGCCCGGCACCCATGCGATACGATCCTGCACAGCCTGTTGCTGCGCCGGCTCACGCCACCCGAACGGTTGATAAACCTTCCCCCACCCGTTCGTCTCGAAGTACGAGCGAACGCCGTTGTAAAGGTTCTCGAGCGCCAGAATGTCAGCCACTGGAGCGCTCCCCCGCCGCGACGACTTCCTGGAACGCCTTGCCTACCGCTTCGAGACACGCATCGGCCATACGGTCGCTAAGGCCCTTGGACGGCATGATCTCTCGCACGAGCCCACCTCGAGCCCACCCGAGCGAATGCCGTGCGTCCTCGCCAGTGACAGTCACGATCACGAGCGACCCGATCGTCTGCGCCTGCAGCGTCTTGTCACCGTGAACGAGCGGACGTCCCCCGTCGCTCTTACGCGGCTCCCATGGAACGCCATACGGATCTGTCCCGGCGGCAACGGTCCGCTTGATCTCCGCGCCGAGCGCCTCAGCGACACGCGGCGCCGCGACTTCATCGAGCTTGCCGACTGCGCGCACCGCCCGGATAAGTTTCTGGAGCTCGTCGTGGTTCGACGTTGCCATCACTGAAACGTGCCCCCACCGTTCGAGTCTTCTTCGCGCGCCCGTTGCCGCTGCTTCGTGGTCCACACGTACGGGCCCGCTTCGCTGTAGACGCGCGGAACTTGAGTCACGATCCCGCTTTGCTTCGTGTCTTGGCGAAGCGGCAAATCAAGCCAACCGTTCTCCGAGTCGGCGGCTTCTTTTAGGTCCGTCTGTACTTGGTTGTATTGATCCTGATAGGTCCGCGCCTCTTCGTCCGTCGGCGAATAGCCACGTCGAAGCCACACGCTCATCGTCACGAGTCGTGCCAGCCATGACAGCAACACGAGTGAATAGGGTTCTTTGAACGGCGCGTCGTAACGCTTGCGCAGTCGACTATCGATAACCGCCGACGACAGCTCGAGCTGTGCCGCAATGAACCCCGGATTCTGCACCTCGACACGATCGACGAACTCAGGAGGTATCAGCGAATACAGCTTGAACTCCTCTAACGTTAGATACGCCATAACCCTGACACCTCCTTCCGTTTCTCAAGTCGCCTTGACGCGAAACAGTCCGTACGGATGCAACGGCAAAAGCCCGTTACGGCCCTTGCATGTCCACTGGAGTTTGTCGGCGCGTTCGAGCTCCGCGTCCGTCATGCCGGAGTTGTACCGAACCGCGAACGGTTGCCGGTTCGAGTAGATGAACGCGCCTTCCTCGCCTGTGAACTCGGTCGCGAGATAGTACGTCGAATCGCTTCCGTTCGTGAACGACGCGCTCAGCTCATCGGCGGCGAGCGGTTGCCCGATGCCCCACGATGCCGCAAGCGGCTTGTTGTCAGCCGTACCGCCGCCGCTCACCGCCGCGCCCGGTAGGAACGCGCCCATGACCAGCTGAACCGCGCGACCGTACAAAGCAGGAGGCACAATCAACGCCTTCACGCGGAGCTTGCGCGGATAGCCCGTCGGCGTCTTGAGTGACTTGATATACGCGATCGCCTTCGTGAGATTGATCGCCGCTTGATCGAGTGTCGTCGCGCCGCCGATCGGCAACGCGCCCGGATACGAGCCCGACGCTGCGCCCGTCAGATCGTTTGCATAAACGCCGTCGAGCGTGTCGACGCCGTTCGTGTAGTGCGCTGAGTTGAAGTACGTCAGCAAGTCATACGTGACCGGGTTCGCAAGGATCGAGTCGGACAACAACTGTTGCGGGTGATGGGCCGTCAACTGGCCAATCTCGCCAATCCACTTCGTAGCGGATTGAACGCCGTTGCCGTCGAGATCGGAAAGCTCCGCCTCGGTCAGTTCCAAGCCCGACTGCGTGTACTCGTTCTCGACCGCCGTGTTCAGGTAGCGGATCTCATCAAACGTCTTGAATCCGCCCTTGTAACCCCGATGCAACTTCGCCGTCTCGAGCGAGAAATACACGATCTCTTTTAGAGATCGGCTCACGCTCTCATACGTGCAAACGCGCCACCACGCTTCCTCATTCAACGACGCGTATTTCTGGTCGAACAACACGCGCATGTTCGACTCGAGTGAGCCGAGGAACGCTGGATCGATAATCATATATCTTGCCTATATCCTTTTGATCTGTTGTTAGGCGGACGCCCAACTGTCAGGGAGCCGGGTCCTCGACCGCCACAGGCGCGGCGATGATGCGCGGAACGACGAGCACTTGCGCCGAGTTCGCTTCGAGCACGTAGCCCGCAGGCTGGCCCGCAGCCGTTGTTACGGTTGACCCGTTGAGATAGTTCGCAGTCGTGAACGCCAACGTCACCACTCCGCCCGTGTCGTTCGTGAACCAATACCCGTCCACTTCGGAGAACAGACGCACGTTGATCTTCCG